CCAGCCCGATATGACGCATTGTCTGATGAGATTATGGCGGCGTATCAAGAGGGCAGGGTTAAATAAAACTTTTGATCTAGGAGTAATAAAATGGCAAATACAGCATTTTCCCCAACCAATAGCGTAACCGTATCGAGCGCCGGTACCTTCGTTCCAGAGATTTGGAGTGATGAAATTGTTGCGTCTTACAAGAAGAATCTTGTTCTGGCCAATCTGGTCATGAAGATGAACTTCCGTGGCAAAAAAGGCGATGTGATTCACATCCCAGCACCAACACGCGGTTCGGCATCGTTAAAAGTAGCAACCGATGCAGTGACATTGATTGCTGCTAGCAACACTGAAGTGCAAGTGACTATCGACAAGCACTATGAGTACAGCCGTTTGATCGAGGATATCGCTGAAATTCAAGCGCTGAACTCAATGCGTCAGTTCTACACTGCCGATGCTGGTTATGCACTAGCGCGTCAAGTAGATACAAACTTGATTCAATTGGGTCGTGCATTTAACGGCGCAACAGTTGGCACCGACGATTATGCAACTAGCAACACAACCACCAAAGCCTTTATCGGCTCAAACGGTACAACTGCATACAACTCAACATCGTCTAATGCAGCCGCTCTGACTGATGCAGCTATCCGTCGCACAATCCAAAGGTTGGACGACAATGACACCCCAATGGATGGCCGCTTCTTTGTTATCCCTCCATCAAGCCGTAACACATTGATGGGTCTGGCTCGTTACACTGAGCAAGCATTTGTCGGTGATGGCAATGCAATCCGCAACGGCGAAATCGGCAATCTGTACGGTATCCCTGTTTTTGTCTCGTCCAACGCTGATACTGGCGCTGGCAACAGCACTACAGACCGTATCTGCTTGATGGGCCACAAGGATTCGATGGTTCTAGTTGAGCAAGTTGCGGTTCGCTCGCAGACTCAGTACAAGCAAGAATACCTCGGTACCTTGTTCACTGCTGACACTCTGTATGGCGTCAAAGCAATGCGTACTGCGGCAACTGTCGGCGCAGCTCTTTCGTCTTCGGCATTTGCCTTGGCCGTACCTGCCTAATTAAACTCCCCACCTTCGGGTGGGGGTTTTTAACCTAATTAGGAGAAATACTATGGCAACAGCATCGGCAGTAACTGTACGTGCAGGTAACGATCAATTTCGTGGCCTGTTTTCTGATACGTGGCTGGTAACAGCTACACTTGACGCTGGCTCGCTAGTTAATGGCGCTGGCGAAACTGATGACGTAACCGTCCCAGGCGTTGCTTTGGGCGATATGGTCATCGGCGCATCATTGGGCGTGGATTTAGTGGGATTGACTGTTACTGGCTATGTCAGTGCAGCTAATACTGTTAAATTCCGCATTCAAAATGAATCAGAAGCCACCGTTGACTTAGCATCGTCAACATTGCGTATCGTTGTAGCACGTTCATTAGCATAAGACTCAGGGGCTTCGGCCCCTGATTTTTTAAAGGTTGTTATGGCTACATTTAGATGCCTTCAAAGTGGTCAAATGGTTACGTTTAACCAGCCCCACGATATAGATAGCATGAAAGGCCATGCCGGTTATGTGCGTATCGACGAGTCCGAAACTTTAGACGATAACGACGAACATTTAATAGTTATGCAGCCACCAGAGGCGCAAAAACGGCCTGGGAGGCCGAGAAAGATAGATAATGTCTGATATCGATTTGCGCGAATTTGGCAAGCTAGAGGCTCAAGTTGAAGTGCTTCAGGTTGAAGTTAGCGCACTGCGCGAAGACGTCAAAAAGCTGTTGGCTATGGCTAACAAGTCTAAAGGCGGCTTTTGGGTCGGTATGGCCATTGCGTCAGCCATGAGCGGCGCGGCGGCATTTGTTATGGATCGGGTATTTTTCAGATGAAATCCGGTCTATTAACAGGCAAAACCTGCCCGATTGCGACGCAGGACGTTTCGGTTAATCTGAAAAACCGAAATCATGCGTTCAAAGAATACGGTTATGGCCCACCTAATCCAGATGAAGCCAACACGGCTTTCTGGATGAAAAAGGCCACGATGTACAACGCGCCGACCAATACCGTCAAAGGTATGCGCTGCGGTAATTGCGCTGCGTTTATCCAAACTCCCAAGATGATGGAGTGTATTGTTGGCGGTTTGGAGAAGGACGAAAACGAAGATGAATTGTCGTATGACGAAGAATTTGTTGCGGCGGCTGATCTAGGCTACTGCGATTTGTTCCAGTTTACTTGTGCAGCGGCGCGCACTTGTGATGCTTGGAAAGGTGGCGGCCCTATAACTAAGGATTAAAAGATATGTCAACATTTCAGTTAGACCCTAATCAAGTGGCTTTCGGTGTGCCAGCTATGGGAACTACCCAAGTATTTTCTGTCACCAACTCTAGTGTTCAATCAACCGCTTTTGGTGCATCCACAACGATGGTTCGTTTATCTTGCTCTTTAGGACATTGCCATTTTCAAATTGGCACAAATCCAACAGCAAGTTTAACAACTTCACCCATGATGCCTAACAACTTTTCTGAAATTATTAGGGTAAATGCTGGTGAAAAGATTGCTGTCATTAAAGATGCAACTGTAGCGGCATCAACATTTTCAGTAACGGAGTTAATATGAAAAAAGCAACTGGAGCTAAAAAGGTTGGCAAGGTCATGGGCGAATATAAAGCCGGTACGTTACATTCTGGCAAAGGTGGCCCTGTAGTGACAAATCGCAAGCAAGCCGTGGCGATTGCCATGAGCGAGGCCAAAATGCCACAACGTGGCCAACGCACTGCTAAGAATAAGATGGGAAAAATGAAATGAAAAACGGACTCTATGCCAATATCAACGCCAAGCAAGCCAGAATTAAAGCTGGCTCTGGCGAAAAGATGCGCAAGGTAGGTAGTAAAGGCGCACCAACTGAAATGGCGTTTAAACAGTCGGCTAAGACAGCAAAAAAGCCTAAAAAATGATTAAGCGCGGTAAAGAGGAGTTCTCAGGTTACAACAAGCCTAAAGCGACTCCAAGCCACCCGACCAAATCCCATGTAGTCCTAGCCAAGGATGGGGATGAAGTCAAGCTGATTCGTTTTGGCCAGCAAGGCGCTACTGGTAGCCCAGACGGCACAAAACGCAATGAAGCATTCAAAGCGCGGCATGCCAAGAATATTGACAAGGGCAAGATGAGTGCGGCGTATTGGGCAAACAAAGTTAAATGGTAGCCAAAAATAAAGTAATTTCTTTATAATAGGGGCGATGGCTTCTTCCCATTGGGGATAGGCAAAAGCTGGCTCTGTAAGGTTTGCGGGGAAGCGAATGACCTATCTTGAAATTGTAAATTCTATTCTGGTGCGATTGCGTGAGCCGACGGTATCAACTGTCGGCCTTGATGCGTATTCGACCCTTATCGGCAAGTTCGTTAATGACGCCAAACGCCAAGTCGAAGACGCCTACGATTGGAATGTTCTCGGCCAAGAAAAAACCGTTACTACCACATCCGGCACGTATGTCTATTCGTTGACCGGCGCAGGTCAAAAATTCCGTGTATCAAGCGATCCGCTAAATACCACCAGCAATGTTGTCATGCAAAATATCAGCGTGGCCGATATGCGTCAAAAGCAAAATTTCACACCGATTGTTACTAACATCCCCGCGCAGTATTGCTTTGAAGGTGTTGACGGTAACGGCGACGCGCAAGTTCAGTTATATGGCCGTCCTGATGGCGTGTATACCATTAAGTTTTTCTTAACTATCCCACAAGCTGTTCTGTCATCGGATGGCACATCGGTGCTAGTGCCTGACGTAGTCGTTGAGCAAAATGCTTACGCTAGAGCGTTAGTTGAGCGCGGCGAAGATGGTGGATTAAGTTCGTCAGAGGCTTACAACTTGTATCGCTCTATGTTGGCTGATTACATTTCATTAGAAGCCACTCGCTTCCCTGAAACTCAGGAGTTTGTTCCAGTATGAGTCAAGCACTTGAACGATTTAGCGTTAACGCACCAGGCTTTTATGGCCTGAATACGCAAGACTCGCCATTGGATTTGGCGGCTGGATTTGCATTGACTGCGA